ACCACTATTCCCCATAACTGCTGGCTCAAACAATCTGTCTTCTACAAACTCTGGCAATCCTTCTGACTCAATCTCACCAGTGTCTACGTTGAAAGTTCTCTTGTAACGGTCATGAACCTCACCAGTCTCAGGGTCATACTTATGTAGAATCTCTCTTGATACCTTATAGCCATTCAAGAGCCCCTCTTTAGTAATCTTCATCTGATACATAGTAGCAGCCTCAACAGCCTTCTCATCAGAGAAACCCATCTCCTCTGTATACTTCTTAAATAGTACAGGATGTACATACTGAAGGTTTACAAAGTTGAAGAATCTTTCAGAGAATTCTTCCCCCATTCCAACTTTCATCTTCATTCTAAGAATAGGGTTACGAAGCCATCTAGTCCACATCTTAACAAGTGGATTGAAATCAATCCCTCTGTCAATAGACTCATAGATTCTCTCTACCAAAGCCTCAGGCATTGGGATAGTAGACACAGTCTCCCCATGCTTCAGAAAGAACTCACCAGTAGCTCTGTTTACGAAGATAAACTCACACTTATCTTGAATAAGTGCAGTGTAATCCTCTTGTGTGTTCAGTCCGAACTCATCAAGAAACTTACGATACTCATCGAATGTAGTAGCATCGTTAGCAAGTTCAGCAAGTTTACTCAGTTTCTCATACAGTTCAGGGCTATACTGAACAGAGAATGGAGTGTCTCCATAGGATCCGCAGATCCTATCGTCAATTACATTGATATAAATCATGTTTAATTATTTACTATAAAGATACGAAATTAGTTTAGCTCAGGGATTGGGATTTCCAATACCTGTAAGGTTTTCAGATAGATTTTTATCTGCTCATGTGTATGAGTTTTGCCATAGAAACTTAAGTATGGAAGAAGATCTTTAGTGTCCTTAGTGAACTCATCAGCAAATCTTATAACCTCCATAAATTTCTTATCCAAGACTTTTACCCCTGGAATATCAGACAACACAAAGAACTTAGCAGATAACTCAGCCCTCATATCATCAGATATGTCAGCTGCAGAAAACAATTCAAAAGCAGTAAGATTAGTAAGGTCACTCTTTAGATCTACAAGTAACTCCTCTGCTACACTCTTTGTAAATACAATAGAGTCAAACTTACAATATATGTTTAGAAGATACTTATAAATCTCATGATACCTCTCATCTATAAAGTCAAGCTCAAAGCACTCATTGAATGAAGTAAAGCTTTCCCAAATTGAGAACTGCTTAGCCCAGTAATAATTAGCAAGCATGTTAACAGCTGGGTGACAAGTATAATTACACTCAGCATCTACAGTTCTAAAGAACTCATCGATGTGTTTGTAATTATCTAAGTCTCTTACATGTTTTACATTAGACTCACTAAGCTTTAGCAATTGAGTATTCTCTTTAAGAGTATCAAATGGAACTTTAAGATTAGAGCTACTATACACAGCTTTTGAAAATCTGCTAGGTAAAGCATCAAAGTAATACACAGTGTCATTAGCTTCTCCATAAGGAATCCATGTAGTATTAGTAGTATATACCTTATTAAATGCAGGATTAAATCTTTTAAGAATAGCAGCAGCCATCTTCAGCTTCTCAGCATCATCGTCAGTACCATAGTAAGTTGGTATCTCACTCTTGATTACTGTGTTGAGAGTTGGCTCTACCTTATCCCATATGAAATCCTTGTAAGAATTACCAGCAGTTTTATGGTTATCGGGACGAAGAGTATAACCTACAATCTGAGAGTTAAGCTTACGTCTCTCCTCTGGAGTTAGGCTTATCCCACTCTCTCTCATAGAAGCAGCAGACTCAGCTCCATCATACTGTTCCTTGATATCAGCAGGTAATTCAATATCATCATAACTCTCATAAAGTTCTGATGCTTTGATCAACGGCTCTATCAAATCTTGATTAGACTTCTTCTTAGTATACTCTGCTTGGTAATGAGCTATGTCTGTATCAGGCATACCAGGAGTATCCATATGCTCCTGTAAGTAACTAAGATTAGTCTTCTTAATAGTTACAAATGGGCCATACTTCTGATGCAAATAGAAATCCTTATACTTATTAGCATTACCTGTACGATAGAATATTTTCTTAGTACCAATCTGCTCCCAATGATCTGCCTTATCTGTTGTATATTCAACCTGTAACTGCCTCTTTTGACTGTGTACTTTTAAGCTAAAACCATTAAGAGTTGATGGAATACTAGTAAATTTAATAGTCGGATTAGGAGAATACTTAGGCTTGATTGACTTAGTATCAATGATGTTTGATAATATTGCAAGGGTTCTTTCACTTGGGTTATCTGAGTATTTACTTCCTGTCTTACCACCAATGATTTGTCTGCAAGTATCTAACCATTTAAGGAAGTCTGTCTCCAATAACTCTTTCTCCACGAGTTCGGTTACCTCATCTGCAGCTGCATCGATAAGCTTCTGAATAAAAGCCTTAGTCGAATCACTCCAGATAACCTTCTCTCGTGATGGAGTTACCTCGACACCATCCTGAATGATTACCTCTTGCCCCTCCTCATCAATGTAGGATTGTTTAATTGGGCACTTCAAGCCTACAGGACCATATAAATCCTGCATCTCTAGTTCTCTAAAGTCTACATAGCCATAGTTAATACCCGTCTCAGCTCCCTCTTCCTTTACAATAACAATGTGAGGCTTTCTCAAATAGTTATTAGTAGAGACAATTAGATGCTTAGAATTGTAGATAACCTCACTCTTAATCTTCTGTTCCATCTTGTGACCATTCATCACTGCATAGAAACGGACATTGTCAAGATAGTTAAGCTGCTCTTCTACAGCCTCGTTAAACCTAGCTGAGTTGTGGGACTTAACTCCAAAGCTTACCTCAGTCCAGTTAAGATCAGTAGTATCCTCATAATATACTACAGATCCATCAGACAAAGTAATCGATGGGTTAATCTGGCCTGTTATAAGATTGAACTTCGGGATGATGAAGTCAGTCTTATAGTTAAAACAATTAGCCTTGAATCTCCTGCCATTGTACACTGTCTCAATAGTATAGAAGTCTACACCAGTTGACAGTGCTACCTTAGCACCCAAGCCAAAAGCACCGAAGTTCTGACTTGTGTTACGTTTAGTAGAATAGCCTAGCTCAAGGATACCTTCTAGTCTTTTAGCCCCAATACCTACACCATAGTCTTTGATAGATAACCTATCACAATAGCCAATGCCATCGTTGTGCTCATAAGTTATCTCGATATGGTTACGTACAATATCAAGGTTAGAGATAGAATAGTAACTGGGGTCAAAGTTAGAGTCAGAATACTGTTCCCCATCTCTGGTGATGTAATAATCTGATGCTTGTTTAACCCCAGTAAGAATCTCAATAGCAATCTCCTTCTCTCGTTGAGCATCGCAGGCATTTGTTACCAGCTCTCTGACGGTCGAAGGAATTGGGGTGGAATACTGAGTAGCCTGCAGGATATCAAAGACGAGCTTCTCAGCTCCCTTGTTAATCCTCTTAGCCACACCCTTATCCATCCCAATGTAGTTTTCTTCAATAGTTTTTATACTCATTAGATGGAAATAAAAAAGGCCTAGATTTCTCCAGACCTTTAGTTAGTTAAATTGTTGATTATAAAGCTAGTATCTTTTCGATTGACTCCAAGACCTGCTTCTGATTTTTAGGGAGATACAAGGGGACTGGGGTTCCTTCTCGTATTAATGTCTGCTTGAATAACTTCCACGTATTGGGGAATCTATCATTAGCAAAACCTTTACACTCAATAACCCACTTAATCTTTCCCTTTGCATCATACCCAATAAAGTCTGGGGTATATGTGATATCTCGAACCTTTCCGTGGCCCTTATCTTCATAATCCCCACTAGGTTTAGTCTCCCAAGAACACTCAGGATACTCAAACCCTTGCATAATGACGAACTTCTTTTGTTCGTACTCGAATCTTAACTCAAACTCTAATAGCTTACGATACGTGAACACCTCCAACATTGACTTAAACTGTATGCCGTCGACTACCTTTTGAGTAGCTTTTATTTTTCCGCGGCTTCCTTTTTTGGGACCAGCTTTTCGAACAGTATTGGATCGAGTTCTTGAATTTCGTTTAGCCATTGTCGCTCTAGTTGTTTTGCAATTCTGATGTCTTGTACATCAAAAGTAGTGTAAGTACCAAGGTTGCTAAACAGATTTGCACAATTTTTTAATATAGTGTCAATCTTCTCCCTAGTCTCTGGGTCTGTATAGTATTTAGAATCAGTCATTTAAGGTAGCTGTATGTTAATTATTCTATTTGCACAATCTTTTCCATGATCTCTAACAAGATCTGATATATCCTTAGATCTGTAATGGGCTGGGATGATGACATTGATTAACTGATACGTATTACAAATTTTATTAGCCATAGTCTGGCCTGGATTTGTATCAGAATTAAAGTCATTATCATACAGCACAACCACTAAGTCAAATCTTGTCCTGAGATGATCGATAAACTTCTGACTAGGCATCTGCATCTCACTCTGCATTGCTACCCCCTCGAATCCCAGAGCATTCAAGGTCATAACATCTTTTAGTGATGAAGCAAGAAAGACAATGTCTCCACTGTCTTTCAATTGGCCGTAGCCCTGGATATCATTTTTAGTAGTATTACTGAACCACTTACCCTCTATTTCCAACGGTCTGTAGATCTTATATCTCCCGTTGATATTATATGCATAAGCTAGAGTGTGGCAGCTATACCTAACCTCATTAATCCAAAAGTAATCGATTGGCTCTACAACAAATTTAGTCAATAACTCTAGGTCTATCCCAAACTTATTCCAGAATTTAACATCGTCTTGAGTCCACCTTCTACTACGTTTAGTAATCATAGTGGGCCTTCTCTCCTCAATAACTTGATCTCCATAGGTAATAGCCATCTGAGCCTTAGTCACAGTCCCCATGTGGAGTCCGAGTCCAAAGTCAGCATCTATTACCTTAAGTGCTTCTATAAATGTCAGATTATACTTACGTTGCACGTAACTAAAACAATCATGGCTCTCCCCATTACCGAAATCCTTATACAATAGCTTACCATTGTACTGGATTATCGAGCAAGTTGGGGATCTATCTTGTCTGAGCTCACTGCAAAACTTGTCACCAGTCTTCTTAAAACTGTGACAATAGAACTTAAAGATATCGAACTCTGAAATCTTACAAAGAACAGAGTCTTTATCTAAGTAAGCATCGCTGTTCCTTATCTGAATCATAGTTACAAAAATAGAAAATGGGGAGCCGTCGCCCCCCATTCTCACTCTTAATCAATAACAATATACACACACATAAACAACTTAAACATCCCATGCATCAGCAGAATCACCTGCTTCTGTTGTTACAGGGTCAGCCACAATCATAGTTGGGGAATAAACCTGTAACTTAAGATCTTTGTTATACTCAGCATTGAAAGAACCATAGTCCTCATTCAAAGCCTTGATAAACATGTCATCTCTCATTGGCTTGAGACGACCGAAATGACGGTTGTAGACAGCCTGATACTTGCCATCTTTAACACCTACAAGGACACGTAATTTGTTAGCACTGAGTACCTTAACATACTCTTGCAACTCTTTTACATCTCCCTGAGCAATAGCATCGATAGTATCAAATGATATCTCTCCACCAGCTGCCACGTTAGCCCAAGCCTTGGTAAAATTAATCAAAGTATCCTCACCAACATAAGCTTTTCTTGTTTTATCTGGATTTTTCCACCAGTCATAAGCAGGGACATCTGCACTCCATGTAGTCTGACCAATGTTGTTAGCCCACATGAACTTACTTCCGTCTTTAGATGCACGGTGTTTAGCCTGCATCAGGATCTCAAATCTTGTAGTAAAAGACAAGCCTGCAACGTCAGACTTAAGCCAGAATACTAGCTTATTATAGTCCTCCTCGTTAAGAGTCACCTTATACTCAGGCTCAGTCTTAAGATTAATACCAAGCTCTGAAAGCTCTGATAAGTTAGGATTAACTGCAACTACTGATACTGGGGCAACACCTGTGTATAGGGTTATTCCACCAGTTGATACAACTTCTTCTGAATTATTCGATTGAATAGCCATTTTTAATAATTTTTAACGGTAATACATTTTATAAACTATGTCCCTTCCCTTTCACATCTCTGCCTCTGCATCAACAATCAAGTCAAGCAGATCAAGTTGGTTAGGATTTGTAACCACCTCACTATCTGTTAATCTAATTCCAGTTTTAGGAACTGTAGGTATAGTTACTGGGTTTTCTACTGTATCATCTACAATAGAGATACGTGTAATCTTACGACGAGCACGTAGACCCTTAAGCTTTGGGTGCTTGAATACCTCTGCAACTTCTGCAGCTGAAAGGTTATACTTCTTAGCAATAGCGGCTCTGTCCATGCCGTTATTCAAATCCCCAAGAACTGATGATACAGTAATTACTGTGGTTGGTTGTGTTGCAACATCTTGTGCAACGGTAGCTTCAATTGCCATTTGAATTAATGTGTTTAGTCAATATAAATTTTACTCCAATCAAGTTCCATAACTTGACCCTTTAAATGTTCACAACGAGAACCTGCAGTGATCTCTTCACTAGAGTCGAATGAAATCATTGTCTTGTTTCCATCTCTATACACGTAGCCTATGGCATCCGAGTTAGAGCAAGCAATGTTTCTAATTTTACCAGTCAAGTCGAGATCTTTAGCAGACACCTCCTTACCTTTCTTCTCAAGCATCTTATCCTTGAGGTGGCCGATATAGATGATATGATCAGAAAGCATCTCCAATCTGTCCATCCATTTCTTAATAGCCATTCTCAAGTACAAATAGCCTGCACCCTGAGGAAGAGACAACACCGATAACCCTTTGTTATCTGCATCGAAGTTCTTACCCATCGGGGTTTGTCTGTACAATTCCTTAGCCTCTGACTCACACCAAACTTCTAGTTGTGTGAGAGTGTCGATAGCTATGTACTTATAGGGCTTCTTGGCTTGCATGATAGCCTTCCCTACCTGTGCTAACTCTGCAAGATTTGCTACCTTGATCTTGAGTGCTTCAACCATGTCAGATCCTTGTTCCAGGTCTATGATTAAACACCCATCAAGCTTAGCAATTGCAGTAGTCTTACCAATCTTTGGGGGCCCGTACATAATCATACTCTCTTTAATCGAGAAGGTAGACAGATCTGATTCGTAAGGAATCATGCCTAGCTGGCCATCCCTATTCTTTTCTACGTGACATGCAAGTAAGCCTACTGGGTTCTCACCACAGTATGCATCTGTTATCCCGTATAAATCATATGGACGTTGAAGCATCATAACCACGTGAGCATCCTGGCCTATCGAGTCACCCCCGAACAGGTCAGTTAGCTGTGGCTGATACTGCTGCTTAGCACGATACTCTTGCTCGATGTTCCTGTTTAGCTGAGACAATAGGATATTGATTACCCCAAGTCTAGCCTGCAGCCACATACAAGTTTTAGATATCTGATTAAGCTTCTGTAGTTCTGTATCCTCAGTCCCTAGAATAAGTCTAGAGTGGTCGAAGAGGTTGATTATTGTGTGGTTTGGGAATTTTAAATTCACCCTGTTGTTCACCTCTTTAATCTTAACCATATTCTGAGGAATAGAGCAGAAGAATATCGGGTACTTACGATACTTATCTACTGCCTTCTCATAGTCATTGACCTTCTCGTCAGAGATTGGGGACTCGATACTATACAGCTCTGAGAACTGCAGCTTAACATCGTTAGCTGCTGCCCTCATAATCTGTTGATAGTCTGGCATCTCGAAACTCCAATAAAGGAGAATCATTTTCTTGTCCTTGTTCTTGTCTAGAAGATCGAAGACCAATTGGTTAGAGAAAGCTGATTTCCCTACACCTGGTCTCCCAGCAATTACATACATTTTCCCAGGCTGCAAACCACCAAGAAGATTCTTATTCAACCTATCCCATCCAGTAGGGAAGACAATCCTATTACCAAGCTTAGCAAGCTTGATCTCTTCGATTGATTT